TTTTGCTAATTATTGATGAAGGCTTTGGTGCCCTCGACGAGACAAACGTCGAGGCATGCAACCGTTTGCTTTCTTCCTTCAAGAAGTGGTTTCGAAACATCTTGGTTATTTCGCACGTCGATGCAGTCAAAGATGCGGTTGACAATGTTTTGGATATTACACATCACAACATGGACTCTAGAATTGTCTATGACAAAAACCTTTAAGACAAGATTTGATGTTTGCGTCACACTTGATGAGTGCAGTGGTTATGTGCCTCTTGACTGCCCTGTTTGTGAGCTTACGATGAGAGATGCTAACGATGCAAATGCATACAGGACGCATATGTGCTGCGCTGAGTGCAAAATGATGTGGGCGGAGCCAAATTCTGAAGCGTGGCAGGCAGGTTGGCGACCTGAAGGCGAACAGCTGAACAATTATAAAATTAAACTGCGGCAACAACCTACATATTTATTGATCTAGCAATCTTAGGAGATTTTATGCAGAGTGACTTAGAGGTTTTAAGCACAATTCTTAACACGACATTTGGCAGATCTTCGTCTCCTAGCGGCACCAAGTCGATTACTGCGTCTTTTGGCTCAGGCCCCGACGGCGGCCAAGAGCTCACACTTCGATTCCAGACAATATTTCACTTCGTTGCGGCCGATCGAGGCATGCGTTCGCACACGATTCGTGAGCAGACAAATCGAGCAAACAACGAGGCAGCTCAATTAGTCAATGAGCGTCTCAAGACGCTTAAGGCACACTTTCGTGAAGTCACTGGCAAGAACCTCAAGATCAAAGAAATTTTCGCTGAAGACAATGTTGAGTTTTTGCCTAGCACAATGCAGGCGCAGCGTAAGTCTGCTTACTACCGAAGAGTCTTTAAATTTAGCATAGCGAGCTAAGCAATGTCGCTCACGTCAAAGTCGGCACAAGTTCAAGAAATAATACGCTGCGGCAAAGAGCCGGCGTACTTCATGAACAAGTACCTAAAGATTCAGCATCCAACTCGAGGACTCATACCATTCAGGACGTATAAGTTTCAGGACGAATGTGTTCAGTCCTTCAACGACCACCGCTTCAATATTATTTTAAAGTCGAGGCAGCTTGGTCTCTCGACTCTTGTCGCGGCATATGCTGTCTGGATGGCCGTCTTCTTCAAGGAGAAGAACATCCTCGTTATTGCGACAAAACTTTCTGTCGCACAGAACTTCATTAAGAAGATTAAGGTTTGTGTCCGCAATATGCCCAAGTGGCTTTTGCTCCCGGAGATTGTTGGCGATAACAAGCAGGCTCTCGAATTTAGCAATGGTTCGTCGATCAAGGCAGTCCCCACCTCAGACGACGCAGGACGTTCAGAATCGCTGTCTCTTCTCATCATTGATGAGGCTGCGTTTATTCGAAACTTTGATGAAATCTTTACAGGTTTATACCCTACACTGTCAACAGGTGGTCGCGCAATTATTCTGTCGACGCCTAACGGTGTCGGCGGACAGTACCATGAGCTGTGGGTCAACGCTGCCGGTGGTAGAAACGAATTTAATTCTGTAAAGTTACCCTGGAATGTACATCCTGACAGGGACAATACTTGGTTTGAAAACGAGTGCAAGAACCTTAGCAAAAAACAGATAGCGCAGGAGCTCCTTTGCGATTTTGCGGCATCAGGCGACACAGTCCTCAACATCAATGATATTGAGTGGCTCGGTGCCAATATTCGAAAGCCTATTGAACGCTGGGGGCCTGAAATGGATGCCTGGACGTGGAAATATGCACTTTCGTCGCACAACTACATTATCTCGGCAGACGTCTCGCGAGGCGACGCCAATGACTGCAGTGCCTTCCATGTAATTGACACAGGCGACTCTGAGATCGTCTGCGAGTTTAAGGGCCGCGCTCCGCCAGATCAGTTTGCGCTCGTCCTTGCAGAGGCAGGCAAACGATACAATAACGCTCTAATTTGCCCAGAGAACAATACCTTCGGCTATGCTGTCATTATGAAGCTTCGAGAGATAGGCTATAAAAACTTGTATTTTAGGAATGAAAAAGACAAGTACAATGCACTCTACGGCGGCGAAGTTGAAATTTCAAAGATTGGGTTTTCTACTCAGACCAATTCTAGAAATCAGATATTGACAAAGCTTGAACAGGTAATTAGAAATAGAGAGATTCTAACATATTCGTCTCGTCTGTACGAGGAGGCAAAAACTTTTGTCTGGAACGGAAGTAAGGCGCAGGCTCACAAAGGCTTCAACGATGATCTTATTATGTCGCTAGCTATTGGTGTCTGGATCTATGAGACGTCACCCGTCAACAGCAAGACGTCTTACGATATTAACAAGTCAATGCTGCAGGGGTTTGGCGTAAATGTTAGCAAGGATGTTCCAAAAAATCCTTACGCGGGACACCTAAATAATCCTTTTGTTCCTTTTTACGCTGAAAACGTTAAAGATAATTCGGAAAAAAAGAGCGACATTAATGATTTTAAGTGGCTCCTTTGAGTCTATTTATGAACAGCGACACACTGTGTATTATAGCCTTAACATGAGTCGAAGGTGGTAGTGTCGAATGAAAAAAGAGAAAAGCCTATTTACGCGCCTTACAAAACTTTTTCGGTCCGGACCTGTTGTCAAAAGAAAGATTAGGCCTGTTGACAACAAGTCTTCTTCCTACACATCGTCTCTAGAGATCTTTAAGCGATCGCATAGCGATGTCTACAGCAGCACTCTGTCTGCGTATGGATCATATGACAGAATGTCTCGATATAGCGACTTCGCGGAAATGGAAGCGACACCGGAAATCTCGTCAGCGCTTGATATCTACTCGGAAGAGTGTGCCGCGGCCAACGAAAAAGGCCGTGTCCTTCACATCTATTCCGACAATAGAAAAATTAAAGAGATTCTTGAGACACTCTTTCATGACACTCTTAACATTGAGTTTAATCTCAGCATGTGGGTTCGTAACCTCTGCAAGTACGGAGACTTTTTCCTCTTCAACGATGTACACCCGGAGTACGGCGTAACGAATGCATACCCCATTCCCATTTCTGAAATAGAGCGCGAAGAAGGCTTTGACAAAGATGACCCTTCAGCTGTGCGATTTAGATGGATCTCGCAGGGAAACCAGGTTCTAGAAAATTGGCAGGTCACACACATGAGGCTTCTAGGTAATGACGCCTTTCTGCCATATGGCTCATCTGTCCTTGAGGGCGCGCGTCGAATTTGGCGACAGCTAATCCTCATTGAGGACGCGATGCTTGTCTATCGTGTTGTTAGATCGCCTGATCGACGTGTCTTCTATATTGATGTTGGAAATGTGCCTCCGGAGGAGATAGCCAATTATCTCGAGCAGGCAAAGACCTCGCTTAAGCGCAACCAAATTATTGATAGAAATTCAGGTCGAGTTGACCTGCGCTACAATCCGCTAAGCGTCGATGAGGATTACTACTTGCCTGTTCGTGGAAGTGAATCCGGGACAAAGATCGATACTCTTGCCGGAGGAACTAATGCGGCTGCAATTGAAGATGTTCAGTATATTCAGAAGAAGCTTTTCTCGGCACTTAAAATTCCAAAGGCATATCTTGGCTATGACGAGGATATCGGCGCCAAGGCGACATTGGCGCAGGAAGACATTAGATTTTCTAGGACGATCTCAAGAATACAGAAGACAATTCTCTCAGAGCTTAACAAGCTCGCAATGATTCATCTTTACATTAGTGGTTATTTTGGCGAAGACCTCGTCGACTTTGAGCTCCGTCTCTCAAATCCTTCTTCGATTGCGCAGCAACAGAAGCTTGAGCTGATTAAAATGCGTTTTGAGATTGCAGGTCAGGCTCCGGAAGGATTAGTCAGCAAGACGTTCATTCGAAAGAACATTCTTGAGCTTTCTGAGGAGCAGATCGCAGAAATTAAACGTGAGCGCATTAAGGACACAGATGAGGAGAAGGGTGTCGAAGTTGGAACTTCACAAGGTCCTGCTGCAGCAAGTGACGGTGGCGCCGCCGGCAGCGAGACTCCTGCAGCAGGAGGCGCAGAGGCTGGAGGTGGTGCTGCGGACCTTTTCGCAGGAGCTGTCAAGACAGGAGACCTTCTTAAGACTTCTCCGAGGCGCTACAGCATGACAGCCGAGTCTCCTGAAGACCAGTTTGAAGATATGGAGCTGTCAGTAGAGGCTGACGAAGAGATCGATGCGCCTCGGTTCGAAGAGGACGAGAATGTCGTGCCGCTTAAGCCTAATCCAAATACACAATCCAGACGAGGTGTGACGGGCGGGCACGGAAGAAGTGGTTCTGAAAATACACTTCTCAGTGCGGTTAACGCAAAGGTAGATCTTTCAGGCATGGTCGTCAGACAGTCAAAATCAGATCGTGATCCATACGGGCTTAAGTCTTCAAGTACTTTTGAGTCTACCAACAAAGATCCGCTAGAACAGTTCCTGGACAAGAGTGAATTTCAACACACGAGAATGACAAGAGACGCAGAATCTTTGATCTCTAACATGAAAAATGGTCTCCGTTTGCAAAGGAGAGTCATACTTAGAGAAGACGATGAGTCGAAAAACAGACTAAGTCTTATTGATCTCATAGGTACCGGAGATGATGAATAAAAAAACATCCCATAATAAAAAGCGCAACGTCGGCATCATTTATGAGCAGCTCCTGCGTAAAATCTCGGAGAGAATCGTCGCAGGAGATAATGAAGGCGCATCTAAGGTTGTTGCTATTGTAAAGCAACATTTTAAGCCTGGGACTGAGCTCTACAAGGAATTTAGGTTATTTAATGCACTTGTGAAGACTCAAGTCACGTCCAGCGAGATTGCTGCAAAGATTCTCGTTGAGGCAAAGAATGCCGCCAAGGATCACAATAGCTTAAAGCTAACTCAGGAGAAGTCGAAGCTGATCAAGGAGATTAATCACACTCTTGACAGCAGGGACTTCTATACGACCCGAGTGCCTGATTACAGGACATACGCAACAATCCAAACGCTGATGAACGACTGGAGAAATCCTAGAACATCAGATATAGCTCGGGTGGCAACATTTGAGGATCAGATTCACAGCTGGCTCCTCGCTCCAAAGAAGGTCGAGAGCATCGCCGCCCTGAAGTCTGAGAACGTTGACAATTTGGTCGTCGGCGTTATGCGCGACAAGCTCAACAAGAAGTACAGCGACGTCTTGACACCGCGGCAGATGGGACTCGTTAGAGAGCACGCACTCCGCGACGCAACAGGTGAAAATTTTGAGAGATACTTGTCTGGAGTCATCAAGGAGTCGATTGTCAGGATTAGGGATTACAGGCGTGTCTGCAAAAATAACTTTGTTGAGACAAAATTTTCCAGTGTGTCATCTCTTATTGAATCTCTTAATCCCAAGGACCACTGCGACGAAAACATTGCGAAGTTCATGACAGTTCTCAAGCTCTGTGATGAGATTTCGGAGGGCAAAGATGAGTAACCTTAAACTACTTACAGAATGGCAAAACTTCGAATACACAAAAGAGATGATCGCTGAGTCGAAGGCCAACAATGGCGGCAAGATTGTCCTCAAAGGCGTTCTCCAGAAGTCTGATACACTTAATCAGAACGGTAGAATTTACCCTGAGCACATCCTGTCACGCGAAGTCAGGAATTACCAGAAGTTCATTAATGAAAATAGGGCACTAGGAGAATGTGATCATCCTGAGAGTTCAGTCGTTGAGCTCAAGAACGTCTCACACATCGTTCGAACAGCATACATGCAGAATGGTGTCTGCTATGGAACCGTTGAGCTTCTTGACACACCTTCTGGTAAAATTCTGCAGAGCCTTGTGGAGACAGGCATTACGCTCGGCATTTCATCACGCGGCGTTGGATCTACAAAGTCTGTTGGCGACCACCAGGTTGTTCAGGAAGACTTTCAGCTTATCTGCTGGGACTTTGTCAGTGAGCCTTCAACACCAGGCGCGTTTATGATGAAAGAAGGACGCAACATTAGCGAAAATGACCTTCGACGACACTTTACCAAGTCGGACAGAATTGATAGAATTTTCAATGAAATTCTCGACTGGAAGGAAAAATAATGGCGCCCCAGAACACGTATCCTACAATTCAGCATGTCTATTCTAATCACAATAATGCTGCCGAGTACCAGGTTTCGTCTATTCCGTACAGCAAGACATTGATAATTGGCGTCGGCGATCTCCAGCACATAAGTCTTCCCTTCGTCTCTCGTTTTCTTGTGCTGAATACAACCGCAGACGTTAAGCTTCTTTTTAGCTCGACGGGTGAGGCTACAGCCAACTATTTCGTGATCAAGAACGGAACTTCGGCACCTCGCTTAGAGATAAAGTGCAGAGAGTTCTGGATTAGAAATAACAGCGGAGGCGATGCGACTGTCAGCATGCTCGTTGGATTGACAAATGTCCCCTACAGTCAATTTCCAAATCTCGAGGGCGAGAACATAGACGGAATTGGGTGACGAGATGACAAGG